ATGGTGATAACACACTATCCTATCCCACAACGTAACCAAAGGAGGCCAACGATCATGCAAAATAGTTACTTCCAGAACGTTATCACAAAACTAACCCATGAGGATATTAACTTGCTGACAATCCTTAGAGAACACGAAGCTACTTCGATATTTAAAGCAGTAAGAAATCAAAAGGTGTTTGAACAGAGTAATTTAACTGAGGCGCAATATCGAAGAGTTTTTAACAGGCTTGTAGCTCTTGATTTTATTCACGTTACCCCATCGTCTAGAGAATATCTTCTTTATCTGACCCCTTATGGGGAAGCAGCACATGAAGAATTTTTCATATTGATGAATCCTGTTGAGAGTGAGGTTGTTTAAGATGAGGGAAAAGGTTTTATGGGTTGGTTTGGGGGCAACTGGAAATAACTTTTGCTCTATTGCTAAGAACTTGGGGTTTAGAGTCACAGGAATTAACACTTCAATTAATGACCTTCGTGCCACAAATCTAGAGGATAGTGAACAATTTCTTATTCGAGGTTCAAATGGTGCAGGAAAAGATCGAGAATATGCGAAAAGTTTACTGGATATTGAAGCAATCATTAGATTTTTTCACGCTAATATAAGAAATTACGAAACAAAAATTGTTTTTATTGTTTATGGTGCAGGTGGTGGAACTGGTAGCGGAATATCTGCCCTTATTGCACAAGCGCTAAGTTATGAATTTCCTGAAATCACGTTTGTTGCAATGCCTGTATTACCCGAATTAAACGAACCATATGGAAGTCAAGTTAATACATTGTTTGCCCTACAAGAGTTATCCGAACTTGATATTGCAGTAATGCCCATTGATAATGGTCAAGCGAAAACGGTCAATCCTAACTTGGTCAAATATAGAATTTATGAGTATGTCAATGAACGTGTAGTGAAATTAGTCAATGACATTCTCACTTATACGGAACTAGATAGTCGCAACCAATTTGATGAAACTGATTTGTTAAGAGTGTTTTCTGAACGTGGTATTTGTACAATTGCAGATGCAGATATCGTTATGGTAAAAGGGAATTTTCAATTAAATAAAGAATCAGTCGTCAATGCTGTTCAAAACTCATGGTATCAATCCATATTTGCAGCTATCGAGTACGATCTTGTAAGTAAGGTCGCTATCATTTATGACGGTCAAGAATCTTTGTTGGACTTTGTAGATCATGATTTAATTTTGAGTAAGTTTCAGACTAAACCAATGTTCACTTTCACTGGCGAGTATCAAGAACGTAATGGAAAAATTGTCACTGTTTTGAGTGGACTATCTTGGTGTAAGACGAGAGTTGAGCAAATTGAGAAAGTCATTGAAGATAACAAGTCGAGATACGAGGAGGTTATGTCGAGCGCAAATTATCGTTATGAGGCTCCGAGGGCTATTACTGATTTAGCAAAACAGATTCATAAGAAGCCGACACAGCAAGAAAAGCCGAACTGGAGAGAAATTTTAAACAAATACAAAAAGTAAGTTGTTGGTAGTTGATTGCAGTTGAAGATAATCGATGATAGGAAGTGAACAACATGAAACTAGCAGCAAAGTGGGCATTGACCGGGGCATATATAACGGTGCTTATCGCTTTCCCTCCCTACCGTTACTATGCTATGGGGACATGGATAATCGGACATTTGGCTTATACAACAGCGAAGATGAGAGGTGTTAAGCGTGTTAGTTAGAATCAATGGAGCGATAATTCCCGAAGTTGCTGAATCAGTAGTCGATGGATTTAAAGAGGTAACTGAATATATTTCACAAGATGCGATTATTGATGTGTCGTTTGGTGGTTATCATATTATTTCTGCTGATTTAAATCCGATTAATATGCCGCGGCATATTGTTGATGGAATTGTTCATTTGCCTGAAAGAGTAGCTAGTGCGTTTGATTTTGTTACAAACATACTTTAGAGGAGAGTGTTGGATATGACTAAAACAGTAATTCAAGAGATTCTGGAAATGCAACGTAAGGGCATTGAGCCATTCATGACGGAACAAGGATGGGAGTTGTTCTGGAAACTGGCGATGGAAAATGAAGAGGTTGAAGTAGATGATGAGATGGAGAATGTGGGGTAAAAAACAAAAAAATGCGTCTTTCCCTCTTTCTCAACATCTCAAACCCTACAAAAACAAGGATTTCGCTAGTCGAGTTTGGGAAAGACGCATTTGGTATTACTTGATTTCTTCTTCTCTTGGTAAGATTCTATATTCCATAAATAACTCAGTAATTTCCTTCAGTTTCTCTCTTGAAACGCCACTTCGTTTAGATATTTCTCGTTCATACATTTCGAAGTCTAAAATCCATTTTGGTTTTCTCGTCCGAAACCAGCCAAAAGTCGGGATCATATTATCATCCCTTTCGCCAATGTTTGAATCTTAGTATGTACCCCACAAATAAAAATATACTGGAGGAATAAGTATGCTTGAAGGTTTAACTCTTATGGGAGTTTTAGTTATTGCGATGAAACTTGGATTGGTCGGCGCTGGAACAACAGGCGTAGCAGCTAGCATACATTGGTTCAACAAGAAGAGTTTCAAGAAAGGTGGCTCCAAAAATGATTTTGACGATGAGACCACGAGATTCCACAATTCCCATTAATAAAAAAGTCATTGATTTAGGTGTACATTCAAATTTTATGAGACAACTAGAAAGAGAGGTGATGGATTTACAGAAGTTACTGAAGTCGCAACCAAGTTTAAAGAAGAAACTCGAACAGAAGTTAAATGTAATCAGTCAGACAGCCTATGCCGGAGGGATAGTCAGCTTCCTTTTAACTCAACAGCAATACGTATCAACATTACTGCAACCAAACAATCAGGTGATACCGCAAGACTTAGTGGACTTTATAATTCAATCAATAACAATCATTGTGGTTATCGGAATCGGGGCCGCAGCAATTTGTCTCATGTTAGCTTCATTATGGAAAATGATCAATGGAAAGAAATCAGACGAATGGATACAGAATGTAATCAAAGGATTTTCGGGAATGCTCGCTGCTCCTCTGATCGTAGCGCTCATTGTAATGATGTTCGTACTCCTATTCTCCCACTTCCCCCTATTCAGCCCTGTCCTCAAAGGAATAGACGTTTTCTTTCATACACAAGCATCTACTCATTAGGTATCCTTTTTCCGTTCTCAATGGCAGATATGTTTAAGAAGCGAAATGGGGTGGTTACAGAGATACTTCAGCACCCCGAAACTTTACAAAGAGCACAGACAGATATAAGTAATAAAGCCGTCGATCATGTTCTAAGTATTAAAGAAAAAATTGCACAGTTGGCAGAGGAGATGCATCAACAGGCGCTTCTAACACCTAACCCAGATGATGACAATATTGATTTTACAAAATACATCCACGATTATATTGCTGCCGCTCCTCTCGCCCATCTTCTTCCTGATTGGGCCAACGATATCCTTGCTTACATTACAATGTCTCTAACACAATCAACGCATGGCCTAATACACGGCACATTTAGAGCAGTGTATAACTTTATTACGTCAATCGTATTATGGACTCCAGAGTGGCTATTTTCAGGCAATTGGTTTGTTCCAACAATAACTAATTTTTCGATAATCAGCATCATCCTTGTTGTAATCGGAAGCATGATTGAAGGGATAAAGAAAATCTTAGGAATGAAGCATACTCCATTTTTTGAAATCATGAAAAAGTTCCCCATTACGCTCTGTGTATCATCGTTAGCACCAGTTTTGTTTATTGAAGGAACAAAACTTTTAAATAAGATAACTCACTTCATTTTACAGTTTGGAGTAATCGATTCAAGCGTTAACCCACTTAGTATGCTTTCATTTCTGTTCGAACCATTTAATCTAATTCTGATGATGGTGTTTATCATATTGATGGTTATTCTATGTGTTCCAATCTCATTATTCAACGCAAGAAGATGGTTTGATTTTGTAATGCTTGGCGCAGTTACTCCCTTTGCGATGTGCTCGATGATCTTCCATTGGTCTGAAAAGTATTATCATATGTGGTTACGCGGAATCACTAATGCTGCTACAACTCAAATCGTTCTTGCTGGATTTATTAGTGTGCTGGGACTAATTATTTTTGGAACGCCGAATCCAACAACTACCGTAGGATTGATCACCAAAATTTTATTAATGTGTGGCGGGATTTACAGACTAGCGTATCCTCCATATTTTTTAACTCAAGTGACGAATTCTTATGAATCGATTTCAGAGTGGTTTGATAAGACAAAACGTTATTATCGAAACACCGAAGTAACCGGAAAGAAAATGGTCAAGGGTACTGATAGGGGCTTAATTGGTGGAGCAAGGATAGCAGGTAAGATTTGGCGAGGAATTAGAGGTGTTAAAAAATGATAAAGTGGAATCCATTCGCCCAATCAACATTTGACCTTCGATTTTATGAGATGAATAATGTCTACGCAAATCAGATGCAGGGATTTCTAATTTCAATTCCAGAATCGTCAAATACCTTTGGATTCGAATGGATTATTAATAAATTGGGACAGCAATTAAAATTGTTCTCCCACTCCCCTCTTATTAAATATGGCAATGAATGCGACAGACCGGATTATCAACTAGATTCAACCAAAATTGATTGCATCTCAATATATCCCGACAAATGCTCTATTTTTACTTTTAAACCCGATTTGCAAAATATTGTACCAAGGATAAGTGAAATTGTTAGAGATAATGAAATGGTCATTCTTCAAATTTTGTTACAGAAACGTTCTATTGAGAATTGGCGAAACGAACTGGTTGATCTTTATCGTGATTACTTAAGTGGAATAGAAACACCAACAAGCAATGTTGTAGGAAAATTTGTATTGAAGAAAATATTGGAATTAGCGAAGAAAATTGACCCTGAAATGAGCAATCCTAGATTGCCAGAAGTTGAAGAAAAATTCAATCTTGATGGATTCCGATATTGCATTAGGGCAATCATCCAAAGTGAAACTGAGGAAACAAGAAAAAGACTTTATAGGGACTTCAGATATACCATCAGATTAATGAACGGAATAAACAAGTGGGATATGACCATTGAGAAGAAACATGATTCATTTTTTAAAATGTTCTTTAATCGAGCATTCCCCACGCTCCTTTCCTCATATCAAATCTTGAGTACAAAAGAACTATTACCGCTGTTAACTGTTGAGGAAATGGCGGATGAAACTGTTGAAGAGGAAAAATTATTGTTGACTGAGCGGAGCACACCAAAAGAAGATTCCGTTGAAGCGAAAATCGAAGTGTCAAAGTTTGCATACATGGAGCGCGGAAAAAGAAAAAATTACGAAGTCGATATTAACCTTGCACAAAAACTAAATAATGCTCTACGTAAACTTAGTCTCCTGAAGGATAAGGATGTAGTTATTCAAAATATCCAGCATGGAGCAACTGTTCAGAAAATAACATTTAGTCTTCCTGAAGGATTAAAGTTATCTGATTTAAACAAAAGGCGAAACGACTTGCAAACTGAACTTGCGTTGAGCAATATTGCTTTCGAACAGGGGGAACTGGCCGGAACTGCTGCAATGACAATACCGCAAGGGGAACGTGATTTAATATTTATTAGAGATTGTGCAGAAAGTGAAGAGTTCACTGAATTTATTAAGAAAGCCGAACTGCCATTTATTGTTGGCGTAGATTCGGTGGGTAAGGTTATATTTGAAGATTTGACCCGCATCGTTCATCTTTTAACATGCGGAATGACAGGATCAGGTAAGTCAGCCTTCATCAACGCAGTGCTGCTAATATTGCTTATATTGAAAAGTCCTCGTGAACTCAACTTTGTCATGATCGATCCCAAAATGGTGGAGTTGAGTTCGTATCGTGCTTTTCCGCACGTACTTGATGTTTTTACAGATATGGACGATGCAGTTGGCGCGTTATGCTATGCTGTCGAAACAATGGAAGATCGATATTCGATGTTTGAGAAAAAGGGATATAGGAAAATTACACAGTACAATAAAAATGAACAAGAACCTCTCCCCTATCTTGTAATCGTAATAGATGAATTGGCTGACCTGATCATGACCCACCCGGAAGTTGAGGATTACATTGTTCGCATCGCTCAAAAAGGTCGAGCTTCAGGGGTGCTACTCATTATTGCGACACAAAAACCCATTTCTGACGTAGTAACGAGTTTGCTTAAAGGTAATATTTATTCAAGAGTGTGCTTTGCTTGTGACGGCAGTACTTCATATCGAGTCGCACTAGATGAAGTCCCCAAGTTTACTTTACTAGGCAAGGGTGACGGCGTATGCCGTTTCGAGGGGATACCGGGATTGCAAAGGTTTCAAGGTGGACTGATTGCCTTAGATGAAGATAAGCAGGATGAGATAATCAAGAAATACTCCACTTACTGGAAAGGCAATTTCAAGAAGAACGTTATCGATATGACCAAACTTAGACAACGAGCTATTGAAAAAGAAATCACTGACTTCAAACGAGCCGTGTTAGAATCGGGTGAAACGAGAATTACTGAATTACAAAAAATGCTTAATAAGAAAACTGAGCGAGTCCAGGAGTTAATGGCTGCGTTGGTTGAGTTGGGATGGGTTGTAAAACACAAGTCGAGGCAAAAGGGATACGAATTGGTGCTGCCCGAAGAACTGTGTAAAACTGAATTAGCAAAATTAAAATAAAGAAAAACCTCTGCTCTCAATTATTTTGAAAGTAGAGGTTTTTCTATTACCAATACATCATTGGGTGTACATTCTAAAGCAATACAAATTTTCTCTAATACATCAAATTTAATGGCGTTCGTTTTATTTTTGGATAAATTATAAATAGCTGCATATGTTATCCCCGTGTTTTCAGATAGCCAATATAGTGTCTTTCCTTTTTGTGTAAGTACATTTTCGATATTGATTTGCATAGTCTCACCTCAAAAATATATTATCAAAAATATGTAGTTTACGCAATATATATTGTTGACAATATATATAAAATAGTGTATATTCAAATTAGGAGGTAAAACTTACCTCCTATTACATAGACATAGGAATTATGGAGGAATGAATATGAGAAAAGTATTTTTAGATGATTTACCAAAGTGGGATAAAGACAGTAGGTATGCGGGGAAAATAAAATGGAAAGGAAGCGTTGGTCGGAAGGTAAAATTTATTTATGATGATATCAACGGGGAGATTGAGATATTAGAATATAAAAACAGTTATTTGAAATTAAAATATTTGGATGAAGAAATCACAATGTATTATTCAAACTTAAACCATTGTAATATTGGTAATCTGCTCGGGATCAAAAGTACTAAATATAAGTTTGATGTTGGAACTATCATAGACGATTTATCATCGGGGAAATTAAAAATTTTGGAACAAATTCGTATAGAAAGAAGAAGTAAAAAAAGAAATGAAAAAGGATATAAATATTTATGTATCGTTTGTGGAAATATTGATTATATATTTGAGAGTCATTTGAATCGAAAAAATGGATGTAATGTATGTAGTAAGCAAAAAGTCTTACGTGGTTATAATGATTTATGGACTACTCATCCATCAATTGCATGTCTATTGTACGATCTCGAAGAGGGCTACTATTATTCTTATGGAAGTGATCAACGAACTGATTGGAAATGTCCGAATTGTAATAATAAAATTGTAGATAAAAGAATAGCTGATATGGTGCGTGTCGGCGTATCATGTCCAAGATGCTCCGACGGCATTAGTTATCCTGAAAAAGTTGTTTATGATTTGCTTTTCCAAATGAATGTTGATTTTGAATACCAGAAAAATTTTAATTGGTTAAAAGGAAAAAAATATGATTTCTATATTTCATCTTTAAATTGTATTATTGAAGTCCACGGAAATCAACATTTCGATGAAAATGGATTTCAAACTTTGAATGGATTATCTTTAGAAGATATTCAAAAAAATGACGAAGTAAAGAGAATTGCAGCGATAGAAAATAAGATAAATTATATTATTATTGATGCGTCAATTTCTGATATTGATTTTATTAAAAATAATATAATTAATAGCAACTTATCTAAAATGATAAGTTTAAGTATGGTTGATTGGTTAAAATGCCATGAATTTGCTTGTAACAATTCATTAGTCAAAACAGTCTGTGATATGTGGAATGATGGAAATAAAAGTACATTTGACATCGCGAAAAACGCTAAATTATTTTTCACAACGGTGATACGGTATTTAAAAAGAGGCGCTAAGATTGGTTGGTGCAATTATAGTCCTGATGATGGAAGAAAAATGGGCCATAAGAAGGCCACAAAAATAAATAAAGAAAAAAAGAGTAAAGTCGTAATTAGATTGACCTTAGATGGATCATATATTGATGAGCACCCAAGTACTAATGAGGCTGCGAGAAATTTAAATATTGCTCAAGCTAGCATATCAAACGCATGTCTTGGCAAACAAAAAACCGCATATGGATTCAAATGGATTTACAAAGAAGATTACGAAAGACTTATGTTAAACTAAATCATTAAAATAACTCTTTTAAGGGAATCCGGTTTCGGATTCTTTTTATTTGATAACACAAATAAAGTATATACAAATGGTAAAATGTGTGGTATTATCAAATTGTGAGGGGGAAATAAAACTCTCACACAAAACAATAAAACTAATAAATCAAAAAGGAGGAATAAAATTTGACGGAGATCGATGTAAACAAACTCGATCTCGATATTGACGAATTGTACTTTTATCTGGAGGAAAAGGTGATGAGTAACAATGACTCAAACGAGATTGCGGAGTTATATGAATACATAATGAAGTTCGGTAAAATACATAAAAACCATATGAAATTGATTCGAAAAATACAAAAAGAAATGGAGTAAGGAAAATTAATGAAAACGAAAGAATGCAAAGAATGTGGAGAATCATTTGCTGTTGAATTTAAGGGACAAGATTTTTGCTCCGATGAATGTTTAGATGACTATATTGATTCTGCTTGGAGAAGAAGTGATTATGAAAATAAACCAATTGAAGATTGGGATGTAGATGATCATCTTGCAGCTTGGTATGACGACATGATGGAGAAATAATAAGGAGGCCAATTATTGAATCAGCAATTACATAAATCAGTATACATACCTTCTATCGAAGCAAACGATCTTTACTGTCATATGTTTCGGAATAAAGAATTGGATTTCAAATATGTCGGTATGATCCCAAGCAGTTTAGAATTAAATAAATTAATTGATACTGGAATGAAAACAAGAAAGAACAATATGAGTGATAAATTAATATCCGACGATATTATAAATGTTAAATTTAAACAGAAAGTTAAATCAGCAGAAGAGATAATAGCACAAGTTAGAAGAAAAACTAAGAAATTAAAGGATGAACACTTTGATTATAAACAAAAATTAACTGATTATATTCAATTATTGAAACAGGAAAAGAACCTACCTCAATGGAATGATGTTAGTAACGAAGATTTACGTCAATACTTATATGTTAATGGATTTTTTCTAACAAGCGTTAACAAGAAAACAAATAAAACGAAAACAATTAAATATGTTGTATATAAAAGAAGTTCTGCAAAGAGCAGAGTTGGCGAGTGTTTATTCATCAAAGAAAAACTGTACAACGAAATGATTAAATGGAGCCAGATGGGTTTAAATCTCAATGATGCACAAATTGATGTACCCTCCCTACTCGCTTATCAAGCGCTTGTCGGATCATCATTAGACAACACAATAAAAATAAAACCAGAAAACATTCTTATCGTTAATGACGTTGAAAGTAAATTCGAAAGAATTTGTAGTGTTGTTCGTAAAGGAGATAGTGGACTGCTGGATAGTTTTGAAGAAGAAGTTACAATTAGCAACAGCCTCTTTGACGGAGAATCGTTATTAGAAAGCGAATACTTTCCAGAAGGTAAAGGTATGCTCTTGTTGCGAAATCATATGTTCAAATCAGCAGCTTTCAATTGCAAGATACAGGATTATTTTAAGGATAGATACAAGGAGCAGAATAGTGGCTCTATTGATGGATATGAAGAGTGGCAAATTCCAACAATGTTCAAAGACGAAAAAAAGTACGCAAAAGATGTTCGGATTATTATCACGCCCAGCAGTTTAAAGGCTTTAAAGTTTAGTCATGTTATCGGCACTGAAAAGGATATGTTTGACTATTGGAAAGAGTTTATAAAGGATGAGGAAGGATACTCCCTATTCGGCGTTGTAAAAAGCGAGAAAAAAACCAAGCATGGAATAGATGATTACGGCAAAGAACTTCAACAGACATCTTATCAGATGCTTAATTGTTTGCCGATGGTTCACGATGATATTCATGAATTGTCCAAATATGAAATCCAATACATAGAAAAATTAAAAAATGATGACGACTTTTTTATTCAGCATACTCAAAAGTCGGTTAATAGTATCAATAGCAACGAAATGTTTATTGATTTATACAAGAAAAACAGAGATATCGTTAGGACAAAATCATTCCGCGATTTTCGAAAGGCAGAAATTAATCGCCATGTGACGCATGTAAAGAACGGCAAGATTAGATTGAATGGCGATTACTGCACAATGCTTGGAAACGCTACGGAATTTTTGAAACATGCACTCGGTGAGTTCGATGTCAATAAGACAGAGCCAACGCTTAAAGGGAATGAAATATATACAACTCTGTTTGAATTTGATAAGGAACTTGTCGGTTTTAGGAATCCGAATACAAGTCCTAGTAATGTGTTAGTCGCAAAGAATGTTAAAAACAAATTAATTGAGGATTACTTTAAACTGTCCGATAATATTGTTTGCGTAAATGCAATTGAATTTCCGTTACAGGATATTTTGAGTGGATCAGATTACGACTCTGATACTATCGCCCTATTCGATAATTCGAAATTACTCGAACTGGCAAAGAAATGTTTTGGTGAATATAGGGTATGTATTAACAAAGTTGAAAGTAGCAAAAAAAATTATAAACTTACCGAAATGGATATGTCAGTCATTGATAATCAATTATCCATGAGTCAGAAAAACATTGGGCGAGTCGTTAACCTTGGACAATTCTGCATGTCTAGATATTGGGATTTGCTTAGTAATGGTAAGAATGCAATTGAAATATCTGAGTTATTAAAGAAAATAGATATTATGACAGTTCTAAGCGGAATCTGTATAGACTTGGCGAAGAAGTTTTATGATATCGATATTGACAAAGAAGTTGATCATGTTGCTAACGCAAAAGAATTGAAATGCGATAAGCCCCTATTTTGGAAATATGTTAGTCAGAAGAAAGACATAAAAACAAATATGATGAACTGTCCAATGGATTATCTTTATGAGGAAATGTCGGATGTTAAATATGCAGATCAGCGTGAAAGTTTAAATATGAAAGAGTTATTAGTAAAGTATGACATTAAAGATGGAGATAGGAAGCAAGAGGATAAGATTATAAACTATGTTGAGCAGATGTGCGGAAAGATTAATCAAGTGTATGCTACTGCTCAAGACGAAGATGAGAGAAACAGGCTCCTAGATGATATTAATAAGTATTATGAGTTTTATGTGGGGAAACTAACGGTTCAACCGGAAACAATGTATGCAATACTATTGAAAATTTCAAATAGCAAAGTGTCTACAAAACTAATGAACATTTTACACAGGACACAAAAAGATACATTTCTAAATGCTTTTAATGTTTAAAAAGTCCACATTTTTATTATTTTAATATCGAAAAAACCTAATTATATATTGTGTTTTTTTGTTATATTAAAAGGTTTGCATATAGTAGGAAAAATACATAATAAAATAGCGGATTATTCCGCTATTCATAAAATACAAATCCAAAGGGAGAAATGAAAACAATGAATAAAGCGGAACTTACTAAAGTAGTAACAGGTAAAATTGAAGGTGCTACACAAAAACAAGCAGGTGAATTTGTTGATGCTATTTTTGATGCAATTGCAGAAGCACTCGCAAATGGCGAAAGCGTAAATATTCCGGGGTTTGGAAAATTCGAAGTACGTAAGCGTTCTGCCCGTTCTGGTGTGAACCCACTTAAACTTAAAGAACTGAAGGAACAAGGTGTTGATGCTGCGACAGCTAAAGAACAAGCAGCAATTCAAATAGAAGCGTCTCAGACTCCTGCATTTAAGGCGGCAAGAGCGCTTAAAGAAGCGGTGAAATAAAACGATATCCCGTTAAGCAATAATATATTGGTGTTATGCCACCATAAGCGCAGACGTTACAATTGGTGTTTCACCGCAAAAAGCGTGAGCGATAAATTTGAGTGTGATTATACACATGTATCACAATAGGGTGTGGTCAACTGACCATGCCCTATTCCCCATCCTACCGTTGAAAGGTAAGTCGCCTATGAGATATTTAGTTGACACTAACGTTATTTTAGATCAATACGAAATTCTTTCTAATAATAAATATATTGTTTGCAGCCACGCATTACGTGAGATTGAAAAACATGAACATAGTTCCAATCAAGAGTTATCCTTTAAAGCGAGACAAGTGAAACGATTTTTGAATGAGAATAGCAATATTTCGTATGACTTGAAGGATTACACTTTCAACTTAAACGAAATGTTTGATGGTTACTATGAAGATAATCGTATGCTTCAGGCTTGCGTTGAAAATGGCTACGGATTAGTAACCAACGATATTTTGTTAAAGATGAAAGCAGAAGGATTTGACATTGAGGTTATTGTTCCAAGTGAGCAAAAAGTAAATGTTGAATCAAATTATAAAGGTGTAAAAGACATTTATTTTAATCGTGATGATCAAGAAGAATTGATAAAATTAGCAAGTGTATATGAATCATCGGATCAAAATATGTATGGCCTTGCCTTGAACGAATACGTCTCCATTTGGGATACTTCAAATCCAACATTCGATGAAAATAAAAATATTATTGGGTATGAACTCATTGACCAAATGAAATGGGACGGAAATCGACTCGTTAAAATTAAATACCGCAATGCAGAAAGTAGATTTATGGGTAAGGTATCCCCTATCAATTACAAACAACGCCTCCTCTTCGACCTCCTCCAGAATCGAAATATTGGTATTAAACTTTGTCTTGGTAACTTTGGCACAGGTAAAGACTATTCTATGGTTGCTAATATGCTAAAGCTAATTGAAGATACCACCTTTGACAAAATGGTTTTCATTAGAAATACAGAACCGCTTGAAGGAAGCAAGGAACTGGGCTACTTGCCGGGGGACTTATTAACCAAAATGGAGCCATGGGTCGGAATGATTGCTGATTGTTTAGGTGGTTACGAAGGACTTCGAATGCTTGTAGAGAAAGGGAAAATTGAAATTGCTAATTTCTCAGCCTTGCGCGGAAGAAGTTTTGCGAATTCAATTTTATATTGCTCAGAAGGACAAAATCTAAGTTCAAATCACATCAAACTCATTATTTCTAGGGTAGGTCAAGGATCAGAACTGTGGATTAATGGCGATTTAAAACAACGAGATAACAAGAGATATGATGTTGATAGTGGCATTAGGACACTTTATAAATTAAAGGGACATAAATTGTTTGGTATGGTCACATTGGACAAAAATGAGCGTTCTAGCGTGTCGTCGCTAGTTGAATTGTTGTAAAACAAAAATAAAACTTAAGGGAGAATTGAAAATGGCCGAATACGTGTTTAGTTACAAAGCATCTGGTATTCTTAGCGTAGGAGAAATGGAACTTACTGAAGTTACCAAAAAGGAAGGTACAAAGATTCATGACCTTGACACTGCCCTAAAACGTTTCGAGGGACAAGATATCAATATCTCCATCACTGTGAAGGAAGAAGTGTCCCCGAAAGATGTTGAAGCGCAAGAAGAGGAGTGATGTCATTGACTAACTCCTCTACCCTACGTCAAGAAGGCGAAACTGCTCTTGATTACAAATATCGTATTTGTCGTGACAAGGAACTTCTCGGTTTAAATACGTGGCAATCTGTTTCAGATGTACTTAATAAAGAATTCCAAAACAATTGGACTGAATCTACTTATCGAAAATGGTTTACGGCATTCGATTCCGGTGTGCAATTTGGCAAAGAACAAATTGGTGATAAGGAATATCTTCAGGAAATTGAAGAAAAAACACTCCAATTCCAAAAAGAGCGCTTCAAGTACCAAGATCAAAAACGTGAATATACAAATACTGTACGTCAACAAGCTCGATTTGAACACTTGAAAGATGAAATACATAAGGCGATTAAAGATTTAAATAAATATAAACCATTAGAGTTTAAAGAAAATAAAAATAAGTCCTCCACCCTGTCAAAACAAGCCATCGCACTCTTCAGCGACTGGCATTTTGGTGCTGATTTCTCTAATAGTTTGAATACATTTAATCCCACAGTGTTCAAACAGAGAGTTGAAAAATTGGTTTCTAAGATTATTACATATGCTCAGAAAAATGAAGTTTCAATTATAAACCTTGCCATACTTGGCGATATGGTTTCAGGACTAATTCATGTATCAACTCGCGTACAAGCAAGTGAAGACGTAATACGGCAAATTCAAATTGTCTCTGAAACGTTGGCTGAAGTTATTGCTAAATTGGCCGACCAATTCAACGAGGTTAGAGTCGTCAATGTAATTGGGAATCACTCGCGTACAATTGCCAATAAAACCGAATCAGTACTAAAAGAGAACTTTGAGAATTTGATTCCTTGGTATTTGCAATCACGACTCAAGGATTTTGCCAATGTAACCATCATTAATAATGCGGACGGTTATGTAGTTGATGAAATTGATGGCGAGAAGATCGTTTATGTTCATGGCGACTTGGACTATGTAAGCAGCACAGCCAAGACTCTCCCTCAAATGCTGGGAATCGTGCCAAAATACATTTTTGCAGGACATATCCATCATAACACAGTTAAGGAACATGGACGGACAACTGTGATTACGAACGGCAGTTTGGTTGGAGTGGACGACTACGCCCTATCTAAGCGTTTTTATGCAGAACCAATGCAAAAGTTGTTGGTCTTGGACGGTTCAGATATTGAGTGTTCATATGACATTAAATTATAAGGGAGAAAACAAATGAAGGATAAAGTTGTAGATTTCGAGCAAGCATTAAAACGTGCAGAACAAGAAGAAAAAGAATGTCTCTGTCCCAATTGTGAGTTTAAGAAAAATACCATTGCCAACTTCAACCGCCTTATCAAAGGTAAAAAAGTTGGTTCCGATTCCTTCAACGAAGAAGTAGAAGATTTGATCAGTTTTGTGGAATTGAATGCTCGACGCAGTATGATTATCAGTCTGATTGAATCCTTTAGTGAGCAGTTGGACTATATTGACGGAGTTGTTGAAGACGAGGATTGATTCCTCCTCTCGGTGAGGAGTTGATTTTGTGGACGACCATGATATTCCTATAAATGTTATCATACTTGAGGATATTGATTATAAAACGGATGTAATCATAAACGACTACGCTTCCATTATTAAGGATTGTAAAAAAGTGAGTGAACTTAAGAGTGCGTTAAGGTTGATTGCATCGGAGATACGTGAATTAACTTTGCGTGAAATTCTTGTGCGGGACATTCAATCTAAGGCAAAGTTGCTCGAAGATACTAAAAAAGATTAATGGTAAGCACACTTCTTAGTGGGCCGATGCCTCCAATATAGGAGGAATTATATATGTGCGATAAGTGTGAAAAACAATTTCAAGATCAAAAGACCCCCTTCTCTATTCTAAGTTTTGAAGAATATGTATATTTCAAGGAATTGGAAGACCGTCGAATTATTCTCAATAGTGAAGTTGACGATTTTCTGCTTGAGCGTGTAGCAATTCAGATTATCAATTGGAATCGTGAGGATACGGGTAAATCTGTTGAAGAGCGCAAGGAAATCGAGATCATCCTTAACTCGCCCGGAGGAGATGTTTATCTAGGCATGGCCCTCTGCGCTGTCATTGAGAAGTCTGAAACTCCTATTGCGATTACAGTAATCGGCAATGCAGCCAGCATGGGAGCACTTATTCTAGTTTCGGGTGCAAAACATGGTCGTAGACGAGCATATGAGTTTTCAAATGTACTTTTTCATGATGGTAGCACTGTATTGTTTGGTTCGAGTAACAAGGTTAAAGACCACGTTAAATTCCAAGAGGAAAAAGACAAACAAATCAGGGATTTCATTATTCGTAATACGAATATCACTGAAGAGAAGTATGAAGATATGCGGGATAGAGAATGGTGGCTTACGGCAAAATCCGCTCTTCAATGGGGTGTCATTGACGAGATTATTTAAGTAAAAGCATAATTTTAGCGGGAGCGATTATTCGCTCCCCTTTCTGTTTTCGTCATATGGAAAATTAAACAAAATTTCTTTTGATTATTTTTCGATGCGGCGAGAATTTTTCTCGACTGTAAGGAAAAGTAAAGGACAGATGCTTTCTCCCTCATCTGCGTCTCGTCGCGTCTTTTATGGGAGACTTTGAATTGAGGTGTAAATATATGGGGAGACAAATAAAGCAAGATTCAAAACCAGTTGAAGAAACACATGGAATATGCATCAAGTGTAAAAAAAGAAAACTCTTATCACAAGATTTTTACTCGACCGAATCTGACTTATACCCTAATAAAAAATTCCCGGTATGCAAGGATTGCCTAACAGAGCGTCTACCAAATACAAACGATTTTAATAGCGAAGAGTACACATCAAGCGTAAAATCTATTCTTATGGATTTAAATAAGCCCTTCATCTTCTCCATATGGACTGCTTCATTGGAAGAATCTCAAAGAAGACAAAAAAATCCGTTCGGCATGTATATGAAAAACGTTAATTTGCCTCAAAATCGGAATCTAACGTGGAAAGATAGTGACTTTACTGTTCCTTCTACAACCGAAATGACTGTATTTGAACATAAATATGAGTCCAACGTGGAAGTTATTGACAATCGAAACAAAGATGATGTTCTGAGGATGCTTGGATATGATCCATTTGAATCAGAAAACGAATCAGATAAAAGATATCTTTATAATAAATTGGTTGATTTCCTTGATGAAAGTACGCTTGAAGATAGTTTTAAGTTACCTACTGTAATTGAAATTGTTAAGAGTTTTAATCAGTTAGACAAAATAAATAGTGCGATTGCTTCTATTATGTCTGACGCGAAACAATTGTCAAACAATATAGGTGGAATCAAATCTTTGATTGATGCCAAAGAAAAAATGCTCAAGTCTGTCCTAGCATTGGCTAAAGATAATGGTATTTCCGTCAATCACAATAATAATAAAAGCAAGGGCGGCGGTACACTTACTGGAATTATTAAAACTCTTCAAGAAAAGGGATTTCAAGAGGCTGCTGTCAATCTATTTGATGTTGAAACAGCAGAAGGTATGCGTCAAGTTGCTGACATTAGCAATCAAAGTATTTATAGACAATTGCAGTTTGATGAGAATGATTATACAGCAATGATTATGGAGCAGAGAGAAATTATTCATGAATTAGAAGCGAAAACATCAAAACTTGAAGAAGAAAATAGAAAACTGAAGGTTCAAATTAAGACAATGACAAGCGGCGGTGACATGATTGAACAATAAAAATATGTCACAACGAAAAATTGATGGATATCTTAAACTTGCAGAGATTATACAGTGGGGGCGCAAATATCCTGTACGTTTCGTTGAGCGGTTTCTGGGTATGGAACTACTCGATTACCAGAAATATGTGTTCATGAAAAGTTGGAGCACCCCCTTTGTTTTATGGTGTATGGGACGAAATAGTGGGAAGACGACATTAGGTGCGCCTTTCATCATGACAAAAAGCCTGTTGATCCCAAATTTTCAAGCATATATCCTTGCTGGTGTTGGTTCTCAGTCACAAGAGATGTTCCTGAAGATCGAAAAAATTGCAAAAAGAGAAATTGCTTCATTTACTGGTCTCACCGATGTTTTCTATAACGAAACTGTTAAAAGCGCTGCAAATACAGATGGCTTTACGCACAATCCTGCCTCCTTTCAATACAAACTTTATAACGGCAGCGTTGTTAATTCATTGAATGGGTCATTCGATAATAATAGATCGAAACGTTCAAATTTAAATTTTTATGACGAATCCGGCTTTGCTCCTGACGATTTATTCACTACATCTGAACCGTTCGCTGTCCAAAATAGCGACTTCAGGCTTGGTGGTGATGTAGATGTTACTTTATTGCCGAAGCAATTTCCAAATCAATTAATATACGCTTCCTCAGCTTCTTCTACAGATACATACTTTTTTCGGAAGTATCGTGACTTCGCCAAAAAGATGTTTCTAGGTGATAAGAGGTATTTTGTTGCTGATATTAATTGTGATGTAGTTATTAACGCGACATATAATGGGAAACTTTATCCTGTTTCATTGTTGTCCCCTGAAACTGTTGAAAGTGCAATGCGAGACAACAAGGAAAAAGCCATGCGCGAGTATAGAAACATCTTCTCCACAGAAGGTGGAAATGATCAAATTATTAAACGCGCAGCTATCATTCGATATTCAGAACTTAGAGTTCCTACTTTGTGTAATGAAAATAAAAGCAGGTTTGTTTTAGCTTACGATCCTGCTCGTTCTTACGACAACTCTATCAGTACTGTTGGCGAAATTTATTTTGATGATGTTGTTGGCTATAAACTCAGGGTAGTGAATTCAGTTAGTTTTGCTGATATTGGTAAAAAAAAGAAAACTCCTATGAGAACACCTGAACAAATTGCAGTATTAAAACAAATGTTGATTGATTACAATGGCAAGCAGTCTGCTGATTACGAAAATATAGAATCTCTGCTAATTGATGCTGGAGCAGGTGGTGGCGGGGTAAACATCGCAGACTATTTTATGGAAGATTGGATTGACGATAATGGGAACAAGCATAAGGGTCTTATAGATAAAATTGAGTCTGCTGATTATGTAAATAAGTTTCCCAACGCAGTTAATAAAATCAAATTGCTTGCCCCTCAAAAATATAAAAAATCGATGTTTGAAGCGCTCATAGAAATGATGAATTTGGATTTAATATCATTCACAGAAACCTATGATAACAAAGGTTCTTTGATCATGAGTGACACTACAGAAGACGGTGAAATTAAAGAGAAGATACATAGGCTTTCTTTCGAAGAGGAAATGGCGTTAATACAAATTGATTTAGCCAAAGAGGAATTGGTCAGCATTTATCGCTTTGAAAGTACGAATGGCAATTGTCGCTATGACTTGCCTCCAGATAAACAAAACAAGATGGGCGATGACAGAGCGTATACAATTGCAATGTTAGCGTGGTACTTACAAGAAGTAAGACGCGAAAATATTACCAAAGCTAAAAAATCCAACTCCAATCCCTCAGATTTCTTTTTTATGAGAAAGCCCAAAGTTTACGGTTAGAAAGAAGGTGAAACATGACCGAATCACATAAAGAAAAAACAACAGAAGAACTCAATCAAGAGAAAATAAATAATTACATACGTGCATTCCAAAAGTTACAATTAATTGATCTCTCTACCTTTCCATATCGTATAAAAGAGCAATTAGTTGGCACTTTTACACGAGATGACTTACGTAAATATATTCAAGCACCAGAACTTGAGCCGAACCAAAAGCAACTTCGCAGAATTAGTAAATATTTATACAATGTCTCTCCACAATACAATATGTTGATTAACTATATGTCTTCTATTCTTACGTTGGATTTTATGATTAAACCTCTAAGTCAAAATCCAAAGAAAATAAAGAAAAAAGAATACGAAAACAAATATTATCAATATACAAATTTTGTAGAACGAATGAATATTCGACATGAATTTTCAAGGATACTTGAAGTAGTTTATCGTGATGGTGTTTATTGCGGATATGTGCATCAAGATAAAGATGATTTCTTTTTTCAACAACTTGATACTGATTTTTGCAAAATAACCTATTTTGAGCGTGGAATGTACTTCATAAGTTTCAATCTTGTTTACTTCTTTATCTACCCAGAACGTTTAGCAATGTTCCCTAAAGAGTTCGCAGATGCCTATAACAGTATTAAAAATGATATTAAAAGTAGGCGTTCTACATACTGGTGGCAATTAAAATCAGAAAATACTATCTGTATAAAAACAGATGAATCTAATTGGTATTTCCTACCTCCTTATGTTGGTTCGTTTGAATCCGCTTTAAATATCAACGATTTTAAGCAACTAGAAAAAGCAGAAGCAGAAATCGGAAATTATAAATTACTTTTTCAAAAGATACCTATCGATACTACTGAAGGTTTGGAGAATAAATTTTTGCTTACTGAAGATTTCGTTCAAACGTTCCATAGTAATATTGAATCTGGATTGCCCCCACAGGTAGGTTTAATGACTTCTCCAATGGATATCACAGACATTTCTTTCGAGAAAGATTCTGTAGATCGAAATAAAGTTGCAGATGCTACCTCGCAATATTGGTCTGATACAGGTGTTAGCCAACTTCTATTTAGTAGTAGCAATAAAACATCTGCCGCGTCACTTGTTAAAGCCATTATGACGGATGAGGCCAAATCGTTCAAAATACTTTACCAAATTGAAAGATGGCTCAATATCTATTTAGGCAATTATTTCAAAGATAAACTTTTTAAAGTAGAAATGCCTAAAATAACGATCTTCAACAGAGATGAAGTTATTAATAGAGCAAAGGAAGCCGCAACATATGGGTTCCCTGTCAAAAGATTAATTAATGCTGCTATGGGCAATGACCCCAGTTCGATGTTTATGGATGCATTCTTAGAGAATGAAATCCTACAATTGCCCGATAAATTCATTCCGATGATGTCGAGTCATACTACCAGTGGAAATGATAAAGGTGGAAGGCCCAGTAGTACGACTATTACCGACAGTAAAGAGCAAACGATTGAAGATGATACTAACAATCCAGATGCTAGAGGTTAATTGAAGGGAGGTGACATAAATTGCAAAAAATAAAGTTCGAATCGAAAATTACTAATTTTGAAAATATAAATCCCCTCTTCTCTCGTGTTAAAGTTCGCATAGCCTACACAGGGCTAAATAGGAATAATTCATATATTTCAAAAGAGGCATTCGAAAAGGCATTGCCAACTATATATCGTTGCCCCATCATCGGAGAATACAACGAATCTGTTGAGGATTTTATGGGACACGGAGGAAAATTAGAAATCTCAGATGAAGGAATTAAGTGGATTCAAACAACTCAACCCTACGGAGTTATTGATTCTGATAGTGAAATTACTTGGGAAGAAGTTACTGAGGACGATGGGACTGTGCGTGAGTATCTGTGTGCAACAGGATATCTTTGGACTGGACGCTATCCAGAATTGAGCAAAGTAATTGAAAATTCTTCTTCTCAGAGTATGGAGATTGAAGTTGAATCAGGTGAATACGCAACTATTGATGGAACTAAATGCTACAACATTAAAGACTTCGTATTTTCTGGATTCTGCATTCTTGGTGATAATGTCGAGCCTTGTTTTGAGTCATCCGAAGTTATGGCATATTCTCTAGACAAAGATAAATTTAAACAAGATTTCACTCAATTGCTTTTCGAATTGAAAAAGTCATTTGAATCTAATGATTCCGCCAACGATAAAGTTGGAGAAAAAATAGATATTGATAATTCCAAAGATGCGGCAGACATGTCCGGTGATTGGGGAAGTGTAGATAAATCAAAACTTCGCAAGAGTATTGTTGGCGCAAGTAATGCTTCGTCTCTTGTAAGAGAGGCGTATCTCATCGTAGATAATTCTTGGGAGGACTCGCCATCTGAATCTCTCCATTATCCCCATCATGTAATTAAGGATGGAAAATTAGTAGTACATAAAAAAGGATTAGAGGCAGCATATGCAAGATTAATGCAGAATGATCCTAAAAATAAAAAAGCAATTAGACATGTGAAAAAGCACTATAAAGAATTGGGCTTAGATATGTCTAACTTTTCTTTAGAAGGAGGTTTTGAAGTGGAGAATTTGCAAGAAATGTTGGCTAAATATAATTTGTCAATTGAAGACTTGCAATCTAAAGATATCAATCACGAAGAATTCTCTTCGATTGATGAATTAGAAGCGAAGATTCAAGAAGTATTTAAGCAAGAAGAACCGCCTGTTGCAACCTTTACACTTACATCTGAACAACTTGAAGATGAATTGCGTAGAGAGCTTGCAGAGATTGAAACTTTGTCTGATCCATATTGGCCCGAATATCAGTATCCTCGTTACTGCTATGTTGACAACAAACTTGATGAAAATGTAGTAATTGCATGGGATTGCAAGAATTCTTATCTTGTTGGTGGGACATTCACTGTTCAAAATGACAACGTAGAAATTAGCGGAGATGCTCTTTTGCGTTACAAAGTGGATTACAATCCAATGAACCTTTCTGGTGATAGTGATGGTGCTGCTGGAGTACTTATTCCGGGTGAAGTTTCAGATTACAAATTGAAAGTTAAAGAGTTCGAACTTAAACAACAATTTGAAATTGAAAAAGAAATTGCAATTGCCGAGCAAAAATCTGAATTTGAGAAACTTCAATCTGAACTTAATACTCTCAAAGAACAATATGCTGCACTTGAGGCAAGAGCAAATCAAATTGAATCTGACTTTGCTATTAAAGTTCAAAAAGAAAGAGAAGATGCTGAAGTAGCAATTTTTGAATCTTTTTCTAAGGAACTTAGCGAAGACGAAATGGCTGATATTAAGGCTAAAAAGTCTGAATATGGACTTGATGAAATTCAGGACAAACTATTTGCACTTGTTGGTAAAAAGAAAGCAAAATTCTCTTTTAATAAAGAAGACAAGCCGCTTCGTATCAACATTATTACAGATAAAACTAAGACGAGTGATAAATCTTGGGCTGATCTTGTTGAGCAATATACCAATCAATAATACAAATAAAATTATATTTTCAAAACATGCCAAAATGGTGTGTTTTTTATTTTATTAAACCAAAATTTCAAGGAGGATTTTATAAATGGGTACTTATGCAGTTGTTAATACGACTAAACTTCAGGCTTCTAAGTCTGGAAATATCGAAAACATTATCAATAGTTCCGCAGATATGCAGAACGGTCTTTTCTTTCACCTTGGGACAGAAGCTTCTTATGGTGTTTACAACGTAGTACAACCGACCACTGCTTCTATTACTGGTACTGAACTTTTGCTTCATGCGAGCGCAGAAGTTGTTTACCTCGCTGGTCAAAACACAACTGATTTTGTTTTGAAACAAGGCATGGTTGGTCGCGGCTATCATTTGCATGTTGGTGATGAGATTGTAATTGCTAACAGTGTACTTTCTAGCGTTACTGGAACTTCTTCTGATACTGGAAAATACTTGATTCCGCAAAACGCCTCTTACCAACTAGCTCTTGCTGCTGATTTGAGTGGTGGCACTCGTTTTGCTGCCCAAATCGTTGGTCAAACAACGCTCGT